CTTCTAATGCTCTATCAAACGCACCATCATTCCATGCTTTTTCTTCTGCCAGTCTAGCAGTTTCTTCTGTTGAAGACATTTGTACTTTAATACCATTTACATTTTTGTACATTACCATTATTTTACTACTCCATAAATTGCAAAGTCGTTCATAATTATATTACCACTACCAAAATAAATATGAACTCCAGTTATTGCATTTGTTCTACCTCCGAGGTCTTGACCTCCAGCAAAAGTACCACATTGACTATTTCCGTTTTGGTCAGTAATGTTGGCATCTCCCTTTACTACTGTTGGTCTGCTAGTGGTATTCACTTGCGTTAAAGTACAAAAAATATTAATACCTTCACCAGATGCACTTCCACCACCTTGATAAGTCATTCTTACATGGTCAGCGGCATCGGAGTCATAAGTATATGTTGAACTTGAATAAACAGTGGTTTCGTAATGATAATCACTTCCTGTATGCACTGAATCACTATGCAAAAATCTCATTCGTAAATATTGATTATCTGTAACTGGTGTTGCATCTATGAACATAACATAATTGTCGTAAGTAGAATTTATAAATGTACTGTTTATTTCAAATGAAGAGGCGGCAGATGCACTACCTTGAAATAATTTTACTAATCCACCTGCACTTCCAAACTCAAAACCTGAACCAGAAGAATCAACTTTAATTGCGTTGCCTGCCGTTAGTGTGCTACCAATATTAAATGTTGATGGATTAAAAATTTCATCATAAATAATTCTGTTACTCTCATCAGTATCTAGTAAAATAGTACCATCTTCATTTTCTAATTTTATAGCATCAAAATTTAAACTTTTAACAGTGCTTTCAATATTTTCTTCAGCAATAGTTTCTTGTTCATATTCTATTCTTTCATTTACATCAACTGTACTTGCCGCCGATGCATCTAAAACTAAAAAACTACCTGCATTTGAACTTGAACCATCAGTACCATCTAATAATATACCACCGTTACCATGTGTTGATGACTCTATCATTCTGTCAACTATCGTTCTTACTGGCATTTAATTCTCCTACTCTTATTTATTCGTCTTCACCTGTCTCAGGATTAAAGTTTTTTGCATCTTGAAAGAATGAACTTGTTTCATTAAATCCAAAATTATCATCTGCCTCAGCAGTAACTGGTATAGGTTCTACACTATATCTTTGCTCTCTCTTTGGTGCTTTATCAGGTAAATCTGTATACTGGTCAACTTGAACTTGTTTAATCACTGATGTTGAAGTAACAGGACCATATAGATAAAACTTTGCAGTAAAAGATAATGTGTAAATAATTGCTCTTCTTGTTATGAAATCACCTTCATAGTTATCTTCATAATCAATACCAGTTAACACGATTGGTACATCTCTTTTTTGTTTCATATCTAAATTATCATTTACTGTAATTGTATATTCTGGTTGAAAGAAAGGCAATATTTGCTCTATAATTTGAAGTGCATCGTCACCACTTTTTGACATTACAAATAATGAAAAATCTATATTATATGGCACTGGCATAAACTGTGAGTCTAGTTTAGTATTACCTTTACCACTTGTTTTTTTTATTCGTGTAACTCTATTTAATTTTCTAGAAGAGTCATAAGAAATAGAAGATATTTCAAATGCAAGTCTAGGTAATGTAATCGCAGTTGCTTTATTTAAACTTGCATCTTCTCTAATTCTTGTTAAAAATTTTGCTTTTGGTCCATATGCTAAAGGAACTTTCATTGCTTGAATTGTAGCACCTGCATTATTTTTTCTAACAATTTGTATGTTATTAAATATTGTACCAAAAGATACAACCATCTTTCTAATTGTTTCGTGATAAAATTGTTGTCCTAACATTATAAGAATCTCCCTGCATCACCAAATGGATTTGACTCACTAAAATCTAATATCGTATCATCTAGGTTTTCAAATAACTCATTCTGTGCTTGTTCATCAATAGTATCTATTTTGAAGTCTTCATTTATTAAGTAGTGGTTCTCTTCTTCTAATTCTGATATTGTTGCACTTGCAGAAGATGTTTGACCTCTTATGATTTCATCGTTCTGAAATGATATGTGACTAATATATTCAAAACCAATTTGTTCATCAGAGACATATTTTACTCTTGCAATCGCACCAGAAGTTGCACCAATAATAATTTCTTCATCTACTAAAGTATTTGTTTTATTATTAATTCTTACATAATATGTATCACTTGATTCAAGTAACAATGATGCACCACCATATTGTGTTTCTGATATAATATTGTCACCATCAGTTTCTTCTAATAAAAGATTACCGTCTTCAAGTGCAATCTCTTCAGTATAAGAAGATGTTTGTTCTAAAGTAAATTGAAATCTTAAAGTATCTAAACTACTATCGGTCTCAATAGAATCTAAAGTATCAATACCAGTATTGATATCTTCACTACCATATTCCATAGTTCTACATTTTAATTTAAAAACAGGATTATTATCTAACTGAAAGAATGGTTCATCATGGTCAACAAAACTTATCTCAAATAATTTACCAATAATCGGGTGATATACTAAATCACCTTCAAGAGGTCTATCTGCATCAGTAACAGTATCTTCACTTACAATATAAGAAGAACCTGTTTCAAGTTTACTATCAACTGTACCATCTTCTAATAATATAGAACCACCTGCCTCTGAGTCTGTGCCTGACTCTATTGCAATCTGTTTTGTTAAATCTTGAAATCTTTCTTTGTTGACAACAAAAGTAACTTCGTCTTTTATATCAAGACCAAACTTAGAGACTAATTCTTTTTCACCCTCAAGACCACCTTCTGCATTTTCTACATACATTTCTACTTGTTGAGAGTCAGTGAATTTAGAAAGAGTGTCTTCACCAAACAAAGAGTCTTCTTTTACAAAAGAACGATTTACATAAAAAACATTATGTCCAAAGATTTGTATTGCCTCTTTTACTAAATTACTGTAGAGACTTCTTTCTGTTGCAATAGAAGTTTTATTACTATCGTGAAAAAATTTATTAACTGACACAAATTACCCTTTCATGTAGTTTATTGGTAGTTCGTGATGAAGTTGTATTTGCTCTTCTAATTTATTAATTTCTTCAATCGCCTGAGAGTATATCTGTTCACCGTTCATGGTAACGCCACCTAACATTGCTATACCATTGAACTTAGATAAATTTGCACCCCATTGTTTTTTAATTAAAGAAGTTGCATATCTTTTTAAATACATATCATCATAAATGTCTGTAAAAGTATCAGGGTCTAATTTACGATAACACTCTATTAAAATAAATTCATCAGCATTAAAGTTTGTTTCTATATCAGTATTAATATATAAACGATTTTGATGTTCTTTAAATTGTATCTGCATCTCACCCACAAGAATATGGTCTAGAAAATCTAAATGTCTCATTGTCATTTCATAATTTATGATTGATGTAGAACTAAAATCATATAAATCATTTAATCTTAGTTGATATCTAACATCAAACATATTTGTAATTAATTTATCTGTAAGTGGATATACTTTAACAACTGATAATACCGACTCTGGAATAGGTATATAGTTTTCTTGTTGTAACCAATCAGCAGTAATAGAACTATCAATCTTATCAGTTGCCGTAACGGCATCCTCATTAGTTGTCATTCTAGTAACTTCTGCCTCTGTAAGTTTATGTTTTAGATAAACTCTTTCTATACCATCAGAGTGATAGTTTGTAAAATATTGAAGTGCCTCATCAATTCTGTCGTCTGCTTGGTCATCACTAACATTTATGTCAATGACACCTTTTCCTAATGCTCTTAAACAATATTCTTTGAAAGTGCTTTTACTTGTAGGTACTGCCATGATATCTTTTCCTTATTTCTATCAATATTTATAATAAAAGATATCATTAAGAATTTTTAACTCGTTCTCCATCTGTTGTGAGAACACCTTTTGAATCATGACCTTTTCTTTTGTCAAAAACTTTTCTTTTAATAGTTTCTTTGAAACGAAATGTAATGTTCGCAGATACACTGATACGAAGACCTTTATTACCTTTTAACTCAGATAGATTAGGTTCTACCTCATGTGTTAACCAACTTGGAAACATAACTACACGCCCAGGTACAGGTGCATAATAAACTTCATTTAAAAGTTCTCTTGGTCTTCGTTCTTTTGTCATAGGGTGTTGAACTGCGATTGCTTGAGGTCTAGGGTCTGTAAACCATATTTGACCACAATCATCAGGTGATTGTAAATAATATACTAAACTGTATAGAGAACCTGGGTGTGTGTGATTACGATTATGGGCACCAAACTGAGAAACATTTGCCCACATATTATCAATAATAGGTTCTAATCTTTCAGAATCATAATTAAGTCTTTTTCCTATTTCACTAGCAATTCTTAAAAATTCTACACCCATATTTACAAAAGGTTTTTTCATGTGCATATCCACTGAACTATGCCAACCTCTAGAGTTAGAACGAACAATACCCATTTGGTCATTTGTTCGCCATTTGAGTATTTCTTTTATCCAAACTTTATTTAATTTTTCATAATCACAAATATCAGAGAAATGTATGAGAGTAGGAAACCATATCTCACCAAATATTTGACCTCTTTTATCTATAGGTACTTTATTTGCTATTTCATCAAATTTATTCATTAAACAAAACTAGGACCGTGTATCCAACCTTCAATAGCATTACGAACACCTTTTGTAACTTTAGTAATACGCCAAGGTACAAATGAAGGAAATATAATTATTTGACCTTTTTTACGAAATGGTGCATTGTTACCAATGTCTAAATGCCAATCGTAAAAAGATTTATTTTTATATCTTACTATTTGTGGATTATCTGCTTGAAAAAATCCTGCGACATTCATTTTAAAATTTTTTATATTTGCTTGTTGTGTTAATTCTAAAACTTTGGTGTACGGCCAACCTTTTTCATTCATGGGTAAATTTTGTTGAGTTGCCTCTCTTAATTTTTTTTTCTTTATACCTTTATCTGATTGACCAACGACATCAGAGTTTAACCATAATTCTAAAACACATTCTTTTAATATAGCATCACACTCTTTTGATTTTAAAAACTCTGATGTGAGAACAGAGATAATATTTTTATTACCACGCAGTTCAACTACATTATCTTTATTAGGTTTTACTATTTGTGATTTTGGTTTTGGTTTTGGTTTTTCAACTGTTTCTACATCAACAGTTTCTGTAAATGAGTTCATAATTATTCACCTTTAAATGTTATTATTATATCAAATTATTTTGATTTGTCAATAGGATTTTTTACAATATCAATCTCTTCTTGTGTTGGTTTAAAGATTATTGTTTTTGTTCTATGTTTTTGTCCGTTAAATACTTTGCCTTCTTTTGCATCTTGTAACCATTGATGTAGTCTTGTTGACTTTCTTGGTTTATATTCTTCTACCCAACCACCATCTAATTTTCTAGTTAGTTTACCACCTGCTCTTGACTTTGGCATTTTGTTCCAATGAAAGTGTTGTGTACTACCACCATTTAGATAAAAGTTTTTTTTATGATAAGTGCCCTCTTTGATTGCAGTCCAAGTTTTTATCTGTTCTTTAGTTCTTTCTTTTTTACGAATCATTCTTTCCCAACGAAACAATCTTTGTGTCTCATCTTCTACTGTGTAGAAACGACCTTGTTTGTCAACTTTTGTACCACCATATGGTTTATCGTGATAAGTTATGATTGGGGGAAACTCTTCTTTAGTTGGTTCTTTATATTTCCATACATGATATTTCATAATATTTTCCTATGCCCACTGTAATGCAACACCGTGAATTTTGTTTGCACCTGTTAATGATGAACCTACTATTTTCCATCTCAATGCAACTTGAGGACTTGAAGTACCAGTTAACGGTGTAGAACCTGTAAATATTTTGATACCCGATGACCCTGCTTGAAAACCCTCATCTGTAAGAGTTATCGTATTAAATGTAGAATTATCTCTTGTTGCTGAAACAGTAAAATCAGATGTACCATCAGGTAGTTCAGCAAAAACAACTATTCTTGCTTTACTTGGTGTAGTTTGAGCAGTAAAAGTTTCTGACACTAAAGTCATATTACTTGCACTTGCACCAGCATCAAAAACTAAAAGTATACCACCATCACCGCCTTGATTAGATGCACCATTTTCTGCACCTTCACCCCTAGTGCCCTCTCCAAAAAATGCTTGTCTTGGTGAAGGTAACGCAGTAAAATATGGTGCCTCATCAAATGTACTTTCTGTCGCTGGCGCACTTCCCGCCGCAACTGCCGTTTCATATTCTAGAGATGGTGTTGGAACATATGTTGGATTTGCCTTTCCAGCACCTCCACCAGCACCACCAGTTTGTCCACCATTGTCTGATGTACCACCACCTCCGTGATATCCAGAACCAGCACCACCATATTGATAAGGTCCATATGCTGTTCCACCACCTTGAAAATGTATTGCGTTTGGATGTGGAGATTCTTGAGTCCACTCTGATGGACCAAAACCAGTACCTTCACCATAAGGGTAAGATGCATTTTCTCCATTATTTTCTTGGTCTGCACCACCGCCAGACCTGTTTTGTGGGTGACCAGAACCATCTGTTCCTGTACTAAAATTACCAGAACCATTTGTTCCTGCTAAAAATCCACCACCGCCACCTTGTGCCAACGGCGCACCATTTGAGTTCTCACCTGCACCACCAGAACCTACGGCCAAAACTATTTCACCTGCATTAGTTGGAGAAACTGTGTCTGCAAACCCTGGTCCTTCATCTGGATAATTATTAGGTGTGCCTGGAGTTTGCCATGCACCACCTTCATTATATGTACCACCTTCTATGATTGTAACTTCACCATCAAAAATACCAGTGAAACCACCACCACCTCCAGTAGAACCAGAACCTCCACCACCATATCCACCACTTGCACCGACTTCTGGTTCCTTCCCTT